AAAGCCTTGGTTGCGACCCGGCAGATGCAAAGTGCATCGACCTTGTTCGAGAAGTCGCTGAGAAGGTTGCTACGGTATCCAACGCGCGCAAGACGGACGTTGAGGGGACTGAGAATACATCTGAGCAGGCTGACGAGAACGAGAAGCCGGCAGAGAAGAAAGAGGTTGCATCCACCAAGCTATCTATGGGTGACGCAATTTCCAAATCTCTAAATCAGGAGATCCAAGCACCAGCAGGACTCCGTGATGAAATGGCCCAAGCATGGGAAGGCTATCTAGCTGAAAAGCGAGCCGACAAATAAAAATCCGAAAAGGAGGACTGACACATGGTATTCATTCCACGTGATCCGGTTATGCAGAACCAGTTCCTGACTCATGATTCGAGCCAGGGCTCAACTGCTACAGCAGGTGCAGTAGTTGCACTTTCTGGTGACGAACTGATTCAGGTCGTCAGCGGTACAGACACTCTTCCCTATGGATTTCTCATGCAGAACGTGAAGGCTGAGTCTAGTGCTCATCCTACAGGTTTCCGACTTCCTGGTGATCTCGGAAGCTCTGATGCGTTCACTGGAGATCCTGTTGCCGTTGCACACGGCGGTCTGTACGACACGACCTTTTACGACACTACCGAAACTTATGCGTTCGGAGATCTTCTAGGTGTAACCGCTGAAGGTAAGGTAACCCCTGCCGACAGTGCTAACAAGCTAGATTTCGACGCCGCGAATGGCATCAACGTTGATACTCAAAACGTTGTAGCCGTCGCCCAAAATTCCCTCGACAGCTCCGCTGTTGCTGCTGGTCAGCGACTGCGGATTAAGCTGCTCGTATAAGGAGGTATCCTATCATGGATAGACAGAAGCTTGCAGAGCTATTTAAAGCGACCGCAGCGATCGATACCCCCGAGGGTATGGAAGCCTATAAGGCATTCGCTCAGGCGTTGACTGTTCCAATTCTACAGGAGATTCGTGATGCATCCATCATGCGACAGCTATTCGCTGTTGAGCGACTTGCTCCTGGTGCGCAGGCGGTTTACCCCGTCGCGGACGATTTCGAGATTCCAGTATTCGTACTGCCAGGTCTCGGATACATCGCTCAGAACTTCATCGAGGGTGTCGGTGAGGAAGTGTACGTACCTACCTTCTCCATTTCTGTTTCGGCAGACTGGAAGGTAACTTACGCACGCGATTCCCGAATCGACATTCCCGAGCGAGCAGCACGAAACGCTGCCCGCGCGATTGCTGACTTCGAGGAGGAGTCGGGATGGAGAGTAATCGTCCCGGGTGCTACCACGAATTTCTCAGGCCAAGGCCTGCTCGGCGCTCGCAACGCACCAGTATTCCAGGTTCCTTCCGGTTCCACTGGTGAGAAGTTCCTTTCCAAGGAACTCATCAACCTTATGATGGTTGGTATGAAGAGAGTCCGACGATCCCTTACTGATCTCTACATCTCCCCTGAGGATGCTGCAGATATCCGCGAGTGGACCGACACCCAGGTAGATCCAATCACCCGACGCGAGATCTTCACCGCTTCTGGTATGGGACGCATCTGGAACATTAACCTACACGAAGTATTCCAGCTAGGTGCTACTGGTCGATTTAACATCAACCAGAACGGCGCTCAGTACGGTGTATTCCAGGTTGATGGTTCGGGCGACTTCAACGATTACACCCCAACGAATGTTAACACGGTTGACGCTAACGGTAACGTTACGTCCCCCGGTGAGACTCAGGTCTACGGATTTGATCTCTCTGTTAATGATTCCCTGGTCATGCCTCTCCGAAAGGAGTACGAGGCTCATGACGATCCGACACTACTCCGACAGCAGAAGCAAGGCTTCTTCGGTTGGGAGGAAGTTGGTTTCGCACTTCTTGATTCTCGAATGACCCAGACGGGTATTGTCGACCGAAGCTAATCCCTTTTTACATCCCTAAGGGTGGGGGTTGCTTGCAGCCCCTTCCCTTCTGGGAACAAGAAAAATAGACGCTGATCCCCGGTTCGTCCTAGGTTAAACAAGGTCTCCCCGCCCTGTTTCCGGGGGTTAGCACAAGGAGAAATACAATGGTAGTTGCCTACATGCAGGAAGTCAGGACCACAGATTCGTTGATGACAGTTACTGAGTTGGATGCACTAGGTGCGTCTGATTGGCAGCTGATCAGTGTAATTCAGAATGACCGCTCGGTCATCTATATTTTTAGCAAGTAAGGAGTACTTAGATGTTTACAGCTTTACTGTTTTCTATCATAGGACTGGTTATCGCCACCGAAGCGGTGGTGGAGTTAGTCGTGAAGTCCGATATCTTTCGACCACTGCGGACTGCAGTTTCCCACCTTGGAGAGTGGTTCCAAAAACTTTTCAGCTGTGGGTATTGTTTCTCGGTTTGGGTCGCAACCGGACTTGTTTTAATCACTCAACTGTCTTATCCTTTAACTGGGAACAAGTTCATAGATTTAGGTCTGGCAGTACTAGTGGTTCACAGACTATCCAATGTCTTACATAATGTTATTGATAAGTGGACCGACAAGTATTACGACGTGCGGTACGTCAACACGGAAAAGGAGAATTAACATGCGAGGATACGTACAGAATAATGGGCCCGCACCCAAGTTCGTAGCGCAGCGCGGGTTCCCGCACGGAGGAAAGGTTGATTTCGACCTCCTCCACCTGACTTACGCGAAGAAGAGCGGAATCGACGAGCTCGAGCAGGACTTTGTTCAGTGGCTTAAGGACAATATCTTCACCGAGGACTTCTGGTCTTTCCATAACTTCGACGAGAGCGGGTTTGTATTTGCTGCTCCTGTAGCCGAGACGGCTGAGAAGCCCGCTCCTAAGAAGAGAGCAGCTAAGAAAAAGGCCGCACGTAAGAAGGTAGTCGCGGAAGAAGCTCCTAAGAAAAAGGACCCGGGTAAGGGTGCTGGAAAGAAGATGACTCGTTCTTCTAACGAGCCGGTGAAGGGTTCTGTCATCACACCTTCCACAATCATTGAAGCCGAGTACGGCCTAGCAAAACCATTGATTGAGAAGTGTAGAGACCGTGAGGTCCTAAAGAAAGCACTGACCCTCAGCCGCCATTTTTCCAGTAAGGAGCAGCACATGCGACATCTGATGCGGAGGTTGGATCAAGTATACTAAGGAGGGCGTTAACTAATGTCGGTACTCAAGCCAGTCATTGACTCAGTAGTAAATGGTATCATTACCATTTCAGTAGTTAGTGTTGACGCCGTAGAAACTCTATTTGACCAGCTTCTGATTTCAAAGGCTTCCGACATTAATGGGCCCTACACAGAGCTGGCCGTAGTCTCTCCGGTAACGCTAGCAACATCCTCGTCGTACTCTGTGGCTGATCTTGCGGCCACTGCGGGGACTTACTACAAGGCTCAGTATTACAACAGCTCTTCTATGATCTCCAGCGTGTTCTCAGAACCCGCACAGGAGACTGGTTTATTCTCGGAATACAGTGTCCCAGAATCAACCGCAACGTATCCACCAGAAATAGCGCTAAGTGCAGAGGACCGGGAGATAGTAGAGTCTATCCGCGTCACCCTGGGAGACCTGGGAAACGTGGAGCGCGACTCCTACGCCGCGTCCGATCCGCAATCTGTAATCTCCTGTGGAGAGCAGGTCTCTGCGGACCGCTGCACCTGGGAACTGAGGGAGTATAGAGGATGGCCTCGCCAGATAGTCTTGAATGGCGATCTGAAGACCTCCCTTGCTGACCCTCAGGTTCTCGGATATCGATACCTTACTTTCAGTGGCGGCTCAGCATGCATCACTGGAAGCCTAGATATCTTCTACAATACTTTCAGGTACTCCGATAGGGAGATACTATTAGCATACGACAGATCTCGAAATCTATTAGTTGCTTGCGGACTCAAGGAGACTCAGGTTACCACCGAGATGAGGATCATGCAGGCAGCTATACTCTTGCTTGAAGGTGAGATTAGACAGACTCAGGAGAACGCTGTGATGATTAGAGACGGCGAGACTACCTACGACAACACCTTGGGATTACGGTCCCGTACAGACGATCTCCTGGATCTGAAGCAGAAGATGAAAGACCTCATCCTTTGCGCCCAGACTTATAACTCGTATAAGCTTGAAGGCGTGAGGGTTGAATAATGTCACGTAAACTAGTCCGGAGTAAAGACAAGCAGCGGTACAAGAGACTGATGCAGCAGCTGATCAGAGATCTCTCTGAGCCGCTGATTATCGTTCAGGAAAGTCCTATGTTCGTGGACTGCCCTAACTGCATCTGGGACTCTGTTAACAAGAAGTCTTCTAATCTATTCGACGCTTCCTTCGTCACCCCGATCATTGCCTTTGCGGGTACCGATCAGATCCGCACCATCTCTCCCACCAGCTTTTCCGAGGGTAGGTGCCCAGTGTGTATAGGAGAGGGCCAGATATTCACCGCACAAGAGGTTTGTATCCCCGCTCTTATCAACTATGTATCGTCCACCGGAGGGGGTGGCCGATCTTCTTACATGGATCTTCCTGCAGGCAAGGAAGGTGTCAATTTCATGGTTGTAAAAACCGAGTCTTGCCATTATAATTTACTTACAAACAACGAGATCTTTGTGGTCCACGGCGGGGTTAAGTGTGAGAAGTTCCGACCTCCTTTCGTCCGAGGCTTAGGAGGCGAAGAAGCAGTGTGCGAGATGATACTGCAGACCACCGAGGCCGGCGAGCGCACGACGAATAAGTTTGGAACCCAGGATAGACTTAGTAGAGATGACGATCCCCGACGACGGGTAAAGGGGCCCACGGACATCAACACGCTCCGAGGACGACTGCCTGGCAGGGATAGTTAATGCCTTTCAAAATTAAGGCCAAGGTAGACACCACTAAGCTTAAGAAGCTGATAGACAAGAAGAAGAAGCTTCTCCGAAAAAACATTGCTACGGTGGTTGAAACCGATGCCATCCCCCAGCTGGTCGCTTTGGTGATGGCCGGATTTGATGGTCTGGGCGACCGCATGTCCCTCCTTCCCGAGGACCCGACCAACCCCCTGAACTGGCGTCAGGAATTCCAGGACCAGCTTCATGATGATCTTTCTGACACATACGCTGTCCAGGATGGCGGCATCTCTTTCGCCCTCGGTAAAAAAGACGCATTGGGATACACGCCTTCCGAGGTACAAGAGTCGGGCGATACTACCCCGCTCCACTGGTTGGTGTATTACATCGAAGGTTTGGCAGGAGAGTACGCGTTTATCCCGGAGTCACTGTATATTCAGCTGCGAGGTAAACCAAGTGAAGGATCCGGAGGTAAGTTCGGTGCCGGATTCATGATCAGCAAGGATGACTTCTTTGAAGAGGGGTGGGACAAGGTCGCCGAGTGGTCAGCCCTTAGACATCCCTTCTCTTCATTCTCACCTTTAGACATTTTCACAGAAGCCCTCAGAGAGTTTTCTTTACGACCGTTCATTAAGAAAGCCATAACAGCCACCGCGGATGGGAGGGAACTATAATGACAGTGACTCTGATGAGAATGGAGGACATGAGCCTCTTCCACTACATTAAGGACGTAGTCGTCCCTATCAAGTGGGTAGAGAAGGTCGTGGATGCTCCTCTCGTGTATAACGCGGACA